TCGTCGTGGGGTTCACTGCAGGCTGGGTCATCGCGACCTCTCACATCGGTTGCCCGGCATCGCGCTGGGCGCATGGGTTCGACCGCCGTGGCATCGCGCCAGGCGGTGGTCAGTGGGCGGGATCAGGCCGAGCCGCGACCTATCGCGTCAGCCGGGAAGGCGTACTCCGGGAACTCGTCACGACCATTGGACTGCCAGCGGATTCCGTGGTCGCCGTCGACCGGCTCGCGGTGATCGAGCAGGTTCTCGTACACGGAGTCAGGAATCCCGTCGGGGAACGCCTCGCAGAACGAGCCATCCGCGAATGGTGTGACCGAAAACGCACTGCGGTACCGCGCACAGGTCGAGCACTGGGAACGCGGCTGGGTCACTGGATCCCCATGATCTCTCGAGCGCGACGGTGGAACTCGTCCTCCGCTGGATGTGGGGCGGCCATGTCCGGAACGTGCAGGTTGTAGTCCGAGTCGGCCGGGCGGCCGGGCGGGACAGGACCATCGACGCCGGCGGCGATCTGTTCGGCGGACCACTCCTCGTGCCAGCGACCGAGTTCGGCCTGCCGTCGCGCGCGCGCCGCCGAGACGGGCGCCGGTGGCGTCCTGTCTGTGCGCGGTGGGAACTGACGGCGGGTGGAGGTCACAGCCTCAGTATGCCCAACCATCCGCTGCCGAGCATCACCTGCTTGCCGAACCAGACGTCGTCCTTGCCGGCGCCGTCCCAACGACCGAGCTGCGAGAGCTCGTATGCCGACGGGAAGTCGTCGGTTCCGAACGTCTTGCCAGCCAGTCCGTCGAGAAACTCCTGGCCTAGGCGCAGTTGGCGCTGGATCTCCTCGTCGCTGGCGCCCTTGAATGCTCGGCGCAGCCTGGCCTTGGTCCATGGCGGCTTTGCCTCGAAAACCACGCGGCCAGTCCAAGTGAACCCCGGAACTTCGTGGCTGGCGTCGAGCCAGTCAAACGCCCGAAGAGGTTCGCCGAGCATCGCGCGGACCTGGTTGTTGAGCCGCGAGAACATGAGCATGGCCTCGCTCGCATTGGCGAAGTCGTAACCCGCGCGCGCCCAGGCGTACCCGCCAACATCGATATTGGCGCCGACCTTGACGTAGGACACCCCAGATCGCCGGTACCAGTCGAGCAGGTTTCCGTTGAACGCCGCCTGGAAACCGGAACCCTGGTGAGCCTTCGAGATCTTGAGAAGATCGTGATAGACGTACAGGTCGCCATTCTTGTCGCGTGCAACAGTGCGCGCGAACTCTCCGACCTTCTTTCCGGCCGAGTCTTTGATCGTGCCGCTGAACGACAGGCTGACTACCTCGCCGCGCTCTGGGCCGAAAACACCCGTGTGGTAACCGACATGGGTGACCTTGACTTGCAGGCCGGCGTACTCGCCGTCAACCCACTGCCCGACTACGCCTGGCTTCAGTCGGGTCTGGCCCTTCAATGAGGCCATCAACTCGTCGAGTCGCGGTGCGGCCGTGCTTGGTCGTCCAGGGGTCCTGACCGGCCGTGGCGTCGGTCCGGCTCGCAGCGCGTCCACGAGCTCGGCCCTGCGCATCTTCGAGTAGCCCTTGACGCCCTGGGCCTTCGCCAATGCGCGCAGTTGCGGCACGGTCAGTTTCGCCAGATCGGGAGCCGCGTCCGATGCGCTCACCGTTGCCGACACCGCCGCCCGGCGACCGCCACGACGGTACTCGATCTCGATCAGCTCGAAGATGTCCCGGGACAGCCGCGACGCGGCCGGGCCGTTCATCATCACATCGGCGAACGCCTCGGCGACGAGCTCGCGCCGATTCTTGGTGGCGTAGTCGGAGATCTCGCGGCGGATCAGACCGTCAACGCCTTCGCCGGCAACAAAGTCGTCGGCCTCGATCAGCGCTCCGGCGAGCCGGTCGGCCACGAGTTCTGCGTCGCGTGCGGCCGCGCGGCGCAGGAGCAACGTGTCCAGGTCGGCGCGGATCGCCTCGCCGAGGGTCCCGATGTCGAGGGCGTGGCCGAACTCGTGAACAGCGATCGCGGTCCAGTTTCCCGAGCCGGCCGGGTGCCAGCGAGCCGCCTCGTCGTTGGCCAGACTGACGAGTGAGTCAGCTCGACCGGCCGGACTGGTCATTGCATCGTTGAACTCGATGGAGTGATGACCGGAGTCGGCGATGGCGTACGCGTTGCTGTGACTGTGGTCGCGGTGGAAGCGGCGTACATGGCGCAGGTCGACATCCGGGAACCGCTCGGCGCCACGCAGGATGCCCTCGGCCACCTCGCGGGCCGTCACCGCCGACCTGGGCAGTCCAACGAAGGTCAACCGGCGGCCGGTGATCCGCTCAAACTCGGCCCCGAAGACCAGCTCGACCGCCGCAGTTGTGCGGGCGGCCCCGAGTTCGGGCCTGATCGACGGTCCCGGCAGTGGTGTCCGCCCGAACTTGGTAGGCCGTCCGACGCCAGCGACCGCTGGCTCACTGGCCGCGAGGTCGAGGCCGGCCCGGGTCGCCCGTGCTGGCGCCTCGATGAGGTAACCGTGATCGAAGAGCAGTTGCAATGCCCGGTCACGGTCGTCGCCGGCGATCGCGTAGATCTGATCCGGTGTCAGGCGCTCGACGCGCTGTCCTCGGCGGGCGCCGAGCCGCTGTCCCGCCAGGCCGCGACTGGTGACGCCCTCCGTCGTGCCGGCCAGCACCTGTCGGCGGCCGGCGACGGCCATGCCGCGTTGAGCGTTGACGACCTGGGCGAGGTCGGCGCCGTCGGCGATGGCCTGCTGCTCGGCGCGGGTGAAGCCGGCCCGGATCCGCTCCGCCGTCGACATCCGGTCGTACACCGCGCGCGGTGACTGCCGCAGTCGGCCGGCCCGTACGATCGCGGTCGGCAGGTGTATGCAGTCGCACCGCGGGTGCCGCTGGAAGCCGGTATTCCACGTGTATGTGCGCCCGGCCAGGATCAGGCAACGGGCGCAGGAGTTGCCGACGGCGACCCGTACATACCCGGTGGCCGCCGGACGGGCCGTGAGCGCCACCTGATCAGCGATCCGGCCGGCGTCGGCGACCTGTGTGCGCACGAGCATGTCGAGGTTTGCGCGCCCGCCGGCCAGCGCGCGTGTGATATCGACGCCGTCCTGTATCGCGAGCAGTGTGACGACAATGGGATTCGCCAGCAGCGAAGCCAGCCCGCGACCGTCAGACGCGACGCCGGCGAAGGCGGCCGGGTCGATCGCCGAAATGGCGTCGTCGTCGAGGTCCTGCGCGTCGAGGATGTCGGTCAGGTACGGGTCGGAGCGACGCGCGACGCCGAGCTGCGCGCCCGAGACAACGGCGGTGAGCTCTGGAATCTGCCGCGCCCAGGAGTCAGCGATGTTAGCCGGGTCGACCTGGCCCCACATCTGGCCGGCGACCTGGCCGGCGGCTTCCACGAAGGACTGCCGTTCGGCATAGTGGTCGAGGGCGACCTCACGCGGCGCCGGCATCGGCGCCGCCCGCCGCCGGGGCGCCGCCGGTCAAACGCTGGTCAGCCAGGCCACGGGCGATCGTACCCATGGGGCTGCGAGCCGCGTCCTCTTCGTCCCACTGCTCCATGCGAGTGATCTGCGCGTCGGTATAGCCGAGGTCTTCGCGCGCCTGGCGCTTCGGAGTGATGCCCGCCTGATGCTTCTTTACAGCCGCGTCGGCCGACGCGGCGACAGTGGGGGTTGCCGCGTCGCGCCAGCGGGTCTCCAGGCGCCTCAGGTCGTCGTCCCACTTACCGGTGGCCACCCGGCGCACCTTGCGCTGCACGCGCTCCCACGGGCCGCTGAAGCAGCGCTGAATCCGCTCCGAGCGCTTGATGAGGCGGGTCTCGGCGACCCGACCCGCCTCGGCCGAGGCGGGGTTGGTGTGCGAGTACCCGAGATAGTCCGGCGGCAGCGCGCCGACCGCGGACATCATCTGGGCGATCTCACGGATGCCGGCGCCGAAGTTGCTCAGCTGGGCCGCAGCGAATTCGAAGGCCTTGACTGCCTCGTCGGGGATCGTCAGGAACCGCCCCATGATCGCCTGGATGGGGGTCATAGGGTTGCCCTGCTCATCCCGGAAACCGTCAGGGCCGATGCCGAACAGCGCGCGGAGGGGAATCGCCACGCCGTCAGCAGCGATCATCATGTCCGTCGCCAGCTTGCACGCCGCGTCGGACAACGGCAGGACGCCGTCAAGCTCGGACCGCCCCAGCCGCTCGACGGTCCGGTTGGTGGGCGTCACGGTCGAGCTGCGAGTCCGCCGCCGGTTGATGAGCGGCTCAATGAGAACCTCGCCGACACCGTGCCCGTCGCGCTGATCCTCTTTCCAGCCACCCTCCCAGGTACACCAGATCGTCTCGTTGGGCAGGTAGAGGGTCGCGTAGCGCGGACCCACTCCGCCGGCGGGGTCGACATCGTTGATGCGGCGCAGGGCGGCGCGCACCTTGCGGTTGCGCGGGTCGATGTCGGCGTACACCTCGAGTGGAGACTCGACAGTGATGAGCGGGGTGTCCGGGTCGGCCTCGTTGGTGCCGACGCACACGTACGAGCGGCGCATCACCAGGGCGTCGATGTGAGCCTGTGACGCCTGCTCGTCCATGTCGTTGGCCTGCCAGATGCGCCACATCTCGTCGTCATCGGCGGTCTCGTCGGGCAGGCGAAAGCCTTCGATGTCGAGGCGCTCCTCGCGGGAACCGATGACGAGCTGTGGCCAGAAGACGATGACAGTCCGGACCCGAGGATGAACCTCGCGCAGCACCTCGGGCTGCATGTACGTCAGGGGTTGGGTGCCCTCGTAATACCGGTCATACAACTCGAGCTCGGGAATCTCGGCATCGTGACGTAAGGAGAGCTGATTGATGAGGGCGTGCTCCTCGGTGGACAGCGTCACGCGGAGCCTCCCCTCAGCGATGCACGGTCACGATCCTTGACTTGCGTCGCCAGAAGTCCTCACCGCGGGAGATCGCCTCCAGGCGCGCCGCCCACGACAGGCAGCCGGCCATCCCGCCGTCGACGTACAGGGTCGAGTCGGACCGTTCCTTCTCGATCGTCCACAGTGGCGTTTCGTCGTCGTCGAGCAACTTCAGGTCGTGCCGGCGGGCGTTGGCGATCTGCCGGGCGAAGTCCGGCGAGCCGTTGTTGAGGACCGTGCCGGCCTTCTGGGCGGTCTTGTACGCCCGCATCGCCCGGCCGATGTGCAGCGGCCGGTTGGTGTACCAGTCGATGACCCGCTTCTCGCCGTACTTTCCGCTCCAGCGGGCGGTGTTGGCCTCGAACCGGGGCGGATCGGCGAAGACGAGCACCACGTGCCAGGTCGACACAGCCTCGGCGAGCGCGCCGTCGACCTGCTCGTCGGTGACCTCCCAGTCGTCGACCTCGTGCCCATCAGCGTCCCGCCTGATGTCGGTCGGCTTCTCCCAGAAGGCGATCGGCCACTGCAGGCCGGTCGGGATATGGGTCCCGACAAACCAGCAGGAGTCGCGCCAACGCGCCCCGTCGAAGCCGATCGTGATCGGCTCGCCTTTGGCGATGACCGTTCCCGGGCGGGCGAGGTCCTTGGTCCAGCGCACCGGGTCGAATGCCTGGCGGGCGCTGGCCACCCAGCGGTTGAGCCAGACCCGCTCGAAGTAGCTCTTGTCGGTATCGACGCTGTGATACAGGGACATGATTGAGTCGATGTCCGACCATTTGGCCACGACGGGGCCCGAGGCCTCGACGATGGCGGCGCGCAGACCCTCGTCGGTCTCCAGGTCGTGCGACGGTCCGGCCTCGCGGTGGAAGTAGAAGAACTGGGGGTCACGGGCCTTGCCCTTGGAGATGCGCTCGGCGTAGTCCCGCTCCGACTCGGCGACCGAGCCCTCGCCCGGCACGCCGGCCGTGGTCGTCGACAGCGACCAGGGGTCGGCGATCGGCCGCTTGGGGATGTTCTGGATCATCGTCTGCCAGGCGGCGACCTGCCGCGGCAGCTTGAGGCGGTGCGGCTCGTCGGCGTGCTGGAACGTGGTGCGCGCACCGTCGCGGCTGTCCGGCGCGGTGGCGAGCGCGACCGCCTTGCCGTCGCCGTCGATGCGGCGGATCCGGTCCTGGGTCGCGTCGAACAGGTGCGCGTCGGGTCCCTCGGTGCAGATCACAAACAACGCCGCGTAGGCGAGCTCCTCGGTCTGCTCCTCGGTGTGCGCGATCATCGGGATGTACGGATCGGTCACCGGTCGTCCGACCGGCACCCACATGCGACCCTGCCGCCGCCACCCGTCGGTGCGTATCGGCGCCTCGGGGTGCAGCTCGAGCCACGCGATACCGGCCGCCTTCTCGGTCTTCGCGGTGCCTTTGCGCAGACTGATCGCGACCCGCTTGAACCGCCGGCGACCGGCTTTCGGGTGGTCCCGTGGGTAGACCTCGTACGCCCGGTAGATCAGCGCCCGGAACTCGTCATCGACGATGAATGGCTGACCGCGCAGGTCGCCCGGACCGAAGCAGGCGCCCGCCTCGAGCAGGTCGCACAACGCGGGCCCGAGCGTCGGCCAGGGCTCCTCGTCGAGCGGCGGGACGATGAGCCCCGTCACGTCACACCGCGGTCAGCGCGCGCCGCGGATCCTTGGCCTTCGTCGGTGCGGGGGTGCCGCCCGTCGCCGTGCGGCGCCGAGTGCCCCGCTCCTGCGCCTCGTCGGTGCGCTCGATCTCCCACTGCAGCCGCCGCCGGTCCAGCGGCGTCAGGCCGAAAGACTGCCGCTGCAGGCGGATCTCGGCCGCGAGTTCCTTGCTGGGGCTCCACCAGAACAGGTCGACGAGCGCCGCGAGCAGGAAGAGTCCATGCACATCCGACTCGTGGAACTCGGGCGCCATCGGCGACGCCCAGATGTCCCTCCACCAATGGATGGTCAGCGAGTGCCAGCCGTAGGGCGATTCCGACGGCGGGAGCTCGGGCGCCTCGACCTTATGGGCCAGCGTCAGCGTTGCCCTGGTCGTCGACTTGTTGCGCCGAGCTGGATTGCGCTTGGGCAGTACGGGCATCGCGCCCTCCGTGATGATGACGGCCTCGCGCCGTCGAGGATGGCACCGACCTCGCGTCGGTCACCGAGAGTTACCAAGAATCAAGATCAAGAAGCTCAGAGATCCGTACGCAGCAAAAGCCCCC